AGCGATATCTGGTCGGATCGAGCCACGCTTGGTGACGCCTGTTCCGCCGGGTGATTCTTTCGGCCCTGCCCTTACTGCTTGGGCTAAGCGGGTTCTTAATATTGATTTGATGCCGTGGCAACAGCGGATCTGCAATGACGCTTTGACTGTGGATGCTGACGGTGACTTTGTGTTTCGTGAGGCGTGTGTCAGTACGGCTCGTCAGAATGGAAAAAGTTTGGTCATGCGGGCCGTGGCAGGGTTCATGGCGACCGAGTACGCAGCCGCTCGACGCGAACCTCAAACCATCGTGATCGTCGCCAACCAAAAGCGTCGAAGCATGGCCTTGTTTAGGGATGTTGTCCGCGACCTAGAAAACTTTGATTGCAAGGTTCGCTGGCAGAACGGTGACGAGCGAATCAACTTCCCAGACGGATCGTCAATCTCGGTTGTCGCGGCGTCTGCTCACGCTCACGGATTAACGGCATCAGTTCTATTGGTGGACGAAGTGTGGGACATTGGACCCGACGTCGTTTTCACTGCACTGCGTCCTTCACAAATTGCAGTCAAGAATCCGATGATGATGATGTTTTCAACTGCTGGCGACCAAGGTTCAACGGTGCTTTTGCAACTGAGAGAACAGGGGATTGCGGCGATTGACTCGGGCCAACCCACTGCGCTCTATTTCGCTGAGTGGTCATTGCCACCCGGTGTAAGTCTTGAGGATCGGTCATATTGGGGATGGAGTAACCCCGCGCTCGGGACGACCATCACCGCTAAAGCGTTGGACTTGGCGTTTGACTCGCCAAACCGTCAAGCGTTCATTCGAGGCCACCTGAACCTTTGGGTGGACTCCACAAATTCGTATTTGCCAATAAACCTATGGAACGACCGCAAATCCGATAAGCCAGCACCGCCGACTCAGTGGCTTACCATTGACTCATCCGTTGATGACTCACGCTATGTCGGAGTTTCAACTGCTTTTGATGACGGACGCGTGATCGTTTCGGTCGCGTTCGTTGTGGAGTCGGCTGCACAAATGTGGGAGGAAGTAGTGCGGATCATGCACGACCAAACGGTCAAACTTGCCGTCACCCCATCACTAGAAATTCACTGTCCGCCAGACTTGCGACGTCGGATGCAAATCGTTGGCTACGCCGAACTGCTCAAATGGACTGCAGCTTGTCGCGCCATGATTATTGAGGATCGCGTCAACCACACTGGTGACATTTCCCTTGCCGAGCATCTCGCTCGAAGCGTCGCCGTAAAAACGGGCGGGTCAATTGTTCTCAGTTCACAAAAGTCACCCGGACCGATTGAGTTGGCGCGTTGTGCAGTTTGGGGAATCATGCTCGCATCCAAACCAGTACGATCTAATAAAGCCGCTTTTGCTTTCGGCTGAGGGTACTTAACACAACCAAATATCTGTGAGAGAATCGCTAGTGATGGCTCTTTTCGGTAGCAAGAAAGTTAACGCGACCCCCGCGTTTGCGTCTGCGCCGATACAGGCTGCAGCAGGTTCTGCCGCACAGGTGGGCCAGTTCTACAGTTACTCCGTCGGGGCGTCACAAGAACTGGCCCTCTCTGTTCCCACTGTGGCCCGCTCAATTCAGATGATTGCGTCAATGGTTGGTTGCTTAGAACTGAAGCACTACACCACGCAATGGACTGGTGAGGAATACGAGGAAATCTATTTAGAGAACGAATCGTGGATGGATCAGCCCGATCCTCGCGTGACTCGAAACTTCATTTTCTCTCAGTTGGCAACCGACCTCATTTTGTGGGGTTCGGGTTACTGGTTTGTCACTTCACGGTCGCAGGCAACAGGTCGTCCACTCTCGTTCCAATGGTTGCCAGCCGCAATGGTCACTTTGGGCGACCAGCAGACAGCGCAGCGTTTTGGGCCGTCCAACGAAATCTTTTTCAACGGCATCCAACTAAACACTGATGACGTCATCCAGTTCTTGGCACCAACGCAGGGTTTGCTGTATACGGGCAACCGCGCAATTTCTACGGCTTTAAAACTTCAGCAATCGTCGGATCGTTTTGCGGTCAATGAGATTGCTGCCGGGTGGCTTCAGCAGACCGACGCGTCGGAACCAATGTCCGCTGAGGACCTGTCTGAACTTGCTGGTGCATGGCGTAACGCTCGACAAGTTGGTGCCATTGGCGCACTTAATAGCGTCGTAACTTTCAAAGAGTTTTCCAGTGACCCGAACAAACTACAACTGGTTGAGTCGCGTCAATTTCAGGCGTTAGAACTGTCTCGGGCCACTGGTGTTCCTGCCTACTTGCTTGGTATTGGCGTTCAGGGCTACACATACCAGAACGCGCAACAAGCCCGACAAGACCTTTACCTGTTTGGCGCAAAACAGTATTTGGACTGTATTGAACAAACTTTGTCAATGAATTCAATACTGCCAAGAAATCGTTATGTCGAATTTGATATTGAGGACTACCTCGCCGAAAACTCGCTTGCAGAAGTTCCCGTTGAGGACCCTGCGTCAATGCGCACACCACAGGAGATGCCGTCGTGATTCGACTTACCGCCGATTTACCCACACTGGATTTTGCTAAATCAGAAACTGATGCACCCGCATCTATCTCTGGTATCGCAGTTCCGTGGGCCCCAGTGACTGCAACCGTTTTGGGCGGTCAACGCGTCGCGTTTGCTCGCGGTGCTTTTGACGTCAATCAGAAAGCCGCGAAACTTATTGAGGGCCACGACCTCACACAGTTACGCGGAACCGTCAACGCGTTGGCCGACATGGAGGAAGGTCTCGGTTTTACTGCGACTTTCGCCCGTACTCGCGCATCAGCGGATGCCGTTGAACTTGTTAAGGCTGGAGCATACGATTCGGTTTCCGTTGGAGCCGAAGTCATTGAATCGCACTACGACAAAACGCTTAAGGCAACAGTCGTGACTAAGGCTTCTTTAATCGAATTGTCTTTGGTCGCAGTCCCGGCATTTTCGGGTGCAGAAATTCGTGACATCGCCGCGCAAGCAGACGATGAAACCGAACCCGACGAAACAGAATCCCCAACAGAAACAAACCCACCAACACCATCCGAGGAGGATGAAATGTCAGAACCCACAAGTGTTGAAGCCGCTGTTGCGACTCAACCCATCTATGCAACCGCCAAGCGCGAATTCAAAATGCCGACTGCTGCTGAGTACATCAGCAAGTTTGTTCAGGGCGGATCAGAATTCGCAGAGTTCAATTCACGCCTTCAGGCCGCAGCGCCCGATGTAACGGCTGACCCTAGCCTGTTAGGTGTTCTACCGACCCCGATTGTTCAGCCATTGTACGATTCGCTGGACCCCATTCGCCCTGTGGTCGCTGCAATTGGGGCACGCTCGATGCCGTCAATGGGAGCCACTTTCCGCCGTCCAGTTTTGACTGTACGTCCAGTCGCAACTGTGCAGGGTGGAGAACTCAATACGCTTGACCCTTCAACTGTCACCGTTGTCAACAACAACATTGACAAGCAAACCGTCGGAACGTACGTCCTGTTGTCCGAACAATCAATTGACTGGGCCGATCCTTCAAGCGTTGACATCGTGTTGCGCCAGTTGGCAATCGCATACGGTCAGGCAACCGACCTTCTCGCTTGCACCGCAATCACCAGCGGAACCGCACAGACCGAGTCTTGGGATTCGACTGACTCACAGGCAACGATCACTGGCATCTACAACGCCGCCGCAACGATCAGCGCCGCTGGCAACTACTTGCCAACTCACGCTTTCGTTAGTCCTGACGTGTGGGCCCAACTTGGCAGCCTTTGTGATTCGACTGGCCGTCCGTTGTTCCCAACTTTGGCACCGATGAACGCTGCAGGCGTGTCGTCCGCAACTACTTGGAACGGCAACCCGCTCGGTTTGCAACTCGTCGTTGACAAGAACTTCACCACACCCGGTACGTTCATCATCGGACACGCCGCTGGTGCAGCCGCTGGATTCGAGTTCTACGAACAGAACAAGGGCGCTGTCAGCGTTGAAGTTCCGTCGCAACTCGGACGCACCGTTGCATACCGTGGCTACGCCGCGACCTTCATGGCGAACGCCGATATGTTCGTCCAAATGGTTGACGCAGCCTGATTAAGTAACGACTCGAAAGGAACTGGAACATGGCAACATTCACCGTCACACACGCGCAACGCGTAGATGGTATTGCCGTGTTCCAGACCTTAGAGAACACTGACATTACGATCGGTCAAACGATCGTTGTCGCAAATGTTGGAAACGGTTTCAACGGCACATTTATTGTGCAGGCGATCCCAACCTTCTATTTTCACGGCGTCGGTATCCAAGGCGATTATGAATATGACTATGACGCCACAATCGTCAACCAGTTGCTCGTCATCAACGCTGGAACAAATATCAATCGTGATACTGCTACAGGCACAGTCACATGGACCCAAAGTTGTAGTTGGACCACAACTGCCGCCGTTCAGGAATTTCTCGGCATCTCGTCGGCAACTGCTAACGACACAGCGTTTCTCACAACTTGTGTTGCAGCGGCGAACGCATGGTGTTTTCGTCGCAGAGTCTCAGCTGGATATCACGATAATTTGACAACTCCACCAGACGGGGCCGTACTGCTCGGTACAACTTTATATGCGGCTGGTTGTTATAGAGAACGCGGGACAACTGGAGACAGTTACGCATCGTTCCAAGACATGAGCGGACCACCGTTGATGACTCTCGGACGCGTCAACCAGTTGCTTGGCGTCAAACGCAGTCAGGTGGCTTGATGTGGCAGGAATTTTCACCGACGCGATCAACACGGTCGCCGCATCACTCACAGCCCTTGGACTCAAACCTGTCACCGATCCGCGCAACGCACGACCGCTCACAGTATTCATTGAATTGCCGTCGTTTGATTCGTTTGGTGCAAACCCAACATCCAAAGTTTCCGACGTCACAATCACTATTCGAATCCTTGGTGCGCCACCCGGCAATCAAGATTCCACGGACTACATACTCGGCGTCGCCGACACAATTCTCGGTTCCGACATTGCAGTCATCAATGGACAACCATCCATCGCAACGATCGGTTCGCAAGACCTACCCTGCTACGACCTCACTATCAAACTCACAGCGACACGCTAACTAACAAAGGAAAAACATCATGGCAATCGTTTACCAAGGCTCAGCACAACTGACCATCGCAACGCACAACATCAGTTTGAACTGCTCATCAGTGACCCTTGAGGTCGGCTATGACAGCCTCGAATCCA